GAATTACCAGAAGGAGCAAGAACAGATGCTAAAGCGGAAGCTTGGGCAGCTAAAAATGCTTGGTTTGGTAACGATTCTGTCATGACTTATACGGCTTTTGATATCCATAAAAAACTAGTCGAGGAAGAAGGTTTTGATCCTAAATCTGACGAATACTATGAGGAAGTTGACAAGAGAATAAGACTTGAATTCCCTCATAAATTTGATAAGGTTAAAGATACTTCTACAGAAAGAGCAAGACCTGCTCAAACTGTGGCGTCAGCTAAACGTCCAAGCGCAACAGGACGCAGAAAAACTGTGAAACTCACACCATCACAAGTAGCAATCGCTAAAAGATTAGGTGTGCCACTCGAAGAGTACGCAAAACAATTAACCACGAAGGAGGCATAAGCGTATGGAACAAGATAAAAACATAAAAGCTTCTCGTGCGAGTCAAACAAGAGCAAAGGATGTACGTCCTCAAACTTGGACTCCCCCGTCATCTTTAGATGCACCACCTGCGCCTGATGGATTCAGACACAGATGGATAAGAGCTGAAAGCATGGGCTTTGATGATACAAAGAACATGTCAGGCAAAATCAGATCTGGATGGGAACTCGTAAGAAGCGATGAATATCCTGAAACTGATTATCCAACTGTTAAGGAAGGCAAATATGCAGGAGTGATTGGGGTTGGCGGCCTTGTGCTGGCAAGGATACCCGAAGAGATTGCGAAATCTAGGGAAGCTTATTTCAATAAGCAAACCTCAGATAGAGAACAAGCAGTTAACAACGATCTCATGAAGGAACAGCACCCAAGTATGCCGATCAATAGTGATCGACAGACTCGTGTTACTTTCGGTGGCTCAAAGAAAAGTTAATCTTTTAACGTTTCCTAACCACTGGATAAACTTTAACAATTATAGGAGAAAAACTATATGGCAAACAAAGACGCTGCTTTCGGACTGAGAGCAATCGGAAAAGTTGGTCAAAATAGAGACGCTCAAGGTTTATCCGAATATAGTATTGCAGCTTCTGCAACTGCTATTTACCAAAACGACCCAGTGAAGATGACTTCAGGCGGTACAATTGGTGTAGCTGCAGCTGGCGATGCTCTATTAGGATCACTTAACGGTGTTTTCTATACTGATGCTTCATCAAGCAAACCAACTTGGGCGAATCACTTGGCGGCTTCAAATGCTGCAACTGACATTGTCGGTTTCGTAGCGGATGATCCGTACCAAAGATTCGAAATACAATCAAACAACACAGGTGCTTCTGCAGCTACTGACGTTTTCAACGTTGCTGACATTGAATACACTGCTGGTGCTACACCAAACTTTGTATCAAAAGTCGAACTTGATGACTCAACTTTAGCGGCTGGCTCTTCTGCTCAATTAACAATTTTGGGCGTTTCTAGAGATCCTGACAATAGTGACTTAACAGCTGCTAATGTTAACTGGATCGTTAGAATTAACGAGCACAACTTAGCACTTGGTTCAAACGGTATCTAATAGGAGGATAAACATATGGCTATTAGTAGATCACAACTAGTTAAAGAACTAGAGCCAGGTTTAAATGCCCTATTTGGCCTGGAATATAAACAGTACGAGAATCAGCATACTGAAATTTTCGACACAGAAAACAGTGACAGAGCTTTTGAAGAAGAAGTAATGTTATCTGGTTTCGCGAATGCGGAAGTTAAACCAGAAGGATCTGGCGTAGCTTACGACAACGCACAAGAAACTTTCACTGCTAGATACACTCACGAAACAATAGCTCTTGCTTTCTCAATCACTGAAGAAGCGATTGAAGACAACTTGTATGACAGACTTGCGTCTAGATATACAAAAGCTTTAGCAAGATCTATGGCGAACACTAAGCAAGTAAAAGCTGCGAATGTATTAAACAATGCATTTAACAGTTCTTACGCTGGTGGTGATGGTAAGGAGCTTTGTGCTACTAACCACCCAACAATTGCTGGTACGTTCTCTAACGAGTTAGCAACTTCTGCTGACTTGAACGAAACATCTTTAGAGCAAGCGTTAATTGATATCGCTGCGTTCACTGATGAGAGAGGACTTAAAGTCGCTGCGAGAGGAATGAAATTAATCATCCCAAGTGAACTTCAATTCACTGCGGAAAGATTAATGAAATCTTCTCAAAGAGTTGGTACAGCTGATAATGATATCAACGCAATCGGTTCTATGGGAATGATCCCTCAAGGTTATGTAGTGAACAACTACTTAACTGATACTGATGCGTTCTTCATCAAAACTGATGTGCCTAACGGCTTAAAAATGTTCGTGAGATCACCTATCTCAACTAAAATGGAAGGTGACTTCGACACTGGTAACGTAAGATACAAAGCTAGAGAGAGATACTCTTTTGGTTTCTCTGACCCTAGAGGTATCTACGGTTCGCCAGGAGCGTAATCGTAAGATTATTCGATGGGCGGGGTTGACCCGCCCATCAACATAAGGTAAAGGAGAGAGTGTGAGAAAATATCTATTTAAGATTTATACGAAAGAAG